AGAAGAGTCACCCTATCAAAGTACTTACGCTGAAATTCCAGAAGTAGATTTGGATGCTGTTATTGCTTCTAATAGTCAAATTCATACTGAATTGGGAGACCACTTCAAACTCTATTCTGATAATAATAATAAAAAAATATTTAATATTGATTCTTTTGAAAAATCTGATGGGTTATATAATGAGTTTAAAAAGTCTGCTCAGAAAGAGGTCAATTATCTGGTAAAGGAATTTGAATGTAAGAAAGCAGCTGATTCTTATACTAGATCAAGAGTAGATAAGACAGGTGTTTTGGATACTACCAAGATTCATAATTATAGATTCAGTGAGGACATCTTTAAGAAGGTTAATATTGTTCCAGATGGAAAGAATCATGGATTGATTTTTATTCTGGATTGGTCTGGATCTATGTCTGGTATATTGGAGGATACAATTAAGCAACTTTATAATCTAATATGGTTCTGTAATAAGGTTCATATTCCATTTGAGGTTTATGCGTTTACTAACAATTATTCACGGGTAACTTATGAAGAAAATGGAACTCCTATTATTCCACCACCAAGAATGAAAAAGGAAGAGAAAAGGTTGGTGGTTAATTGTGATTTTAGTTTGTTGAATATTCTTACTAGTAAAGTTAATAAGCGTGAGTTAGATGTTCAAATGTTGAATTTGTGGAGATTAGCTTTATATGCTGGACATGGTATTAATCTACTCTATACTATTCCTCCTCAATTTAATCTTGGTGGAACTCCTCTTAATGAAGCACTTGTATGTCTCCATCAGATTATTCCACAATTCAAAAAAGAAAATGGTATTCAAAAGGTTCAATGTGTTATTTTGACTGATGGGGAAGCCAATCCTCTTCCTTGTTATATGAAATATCACACAAGTTCTGGCTACGAAACCATTGGCCCAAGACATCTATCAAGGGTAGGGGTACGGGCTTCCTATTTGCGTAATCGTAAAACTGGTTATGTTTACCCTCTCCCTTATTCTTATTATGAATTTACAGATGTTTTATTGAAGGATTTGAAGCAAACTTATCCTGATGTTAATTTGATAGGAATTAGATTGGCATCTCCAAGGGATTTTGTAAGTTTTATTAGAATGTATGAATATCTTTCTGACAAAGATATGAGTAAAGCAAAGAAAGAAAAGAGTTATTCTATCAAAGAATCTGGATATGATAGATATTTTGCTATGATTTCTTCAGCTCTTTTTAATGATGTTGAATTTGAAATTGAAGGAGAGGCTACTAAAACTAAGATCAGGACTGCTTTTGCTAAGTCTTTGAAATCAAAGTCTTTGAATAAAAAGGTATTGAGTCAGTTCATGGATCTGGTGTGTTGAACAGTTAAGAAACCGTCCACCTTTCCTCCATAACCTCCTCATGGGGGTTATAATATATTCAGTTGAAACAACCACCTCTTTATAATGGCACTAAACACAAATCAACTAATTTCATCTCTTCAATCATTATATGGAACTGAGTTCACAGCAGCTGATGTTCGTGGGTATTGTGCTTCTAATAATACTACCTATCATACTGTTACAAAACGGTTAGATCAATATAAAGTTGGTCGTGGTAAGTGGAATCTAGAAGTAACAACAAAGGTGGTTGAAGATATTGAAAATTCTTTTAATTCTCCTGCTGTTGAGCCTCAAGTACAACAAAATATTATCCCAGAAAAAGATGATACCTTCGTCAAGTTTGGTCCTTTTAACGATATTAAGTCCATTCTCAAAGCCGGTATTTTCTACCCTACGTTCATTACAGGACTTTCCGGTAATGGTAAAACGTTTAGTGTGGAGCAAGCATGTGCTCAACTAAATAGGGAGCTGATTAGGGTAAACATTACAATTGAAACCGACGAAGATGACCTTCTTGGTGGGTTCCGTCTTGTTGATGGGAGCACTGTATGGCATAACGGACCAGTTGTTGAAGCACTGGAAAGGGGAGCTGTCCTTCTTTTAGATGAGATTGACTTGGCATCTAATAAGATTCTTTGTCTACAATCTATTTTGGAAGGTAATGGTGTTTTCCTTAAGAAGATTGGTAAGTTTGTAAAACCTGCTTCTGGATTTAATGTAGTTGCTACTGCTAATACAAAGGGTAAGGGTTCTGATGATGGGAGGTTTATTGGAACTAATGTTCTTAATGAAGCATTCCTTGAAAGATTCCCTGTAACCTTTGAGCAAGAGTATCCTACACCTTCTATAGAGAAGAAAATTCTTCTTAGAGTTGCTGCTTCTGTCGGTAAGCATGATGAAGATTTTATCAATCGTGTTGTAGATTGGGGTGACATTATTCGTAAAACATTCTATGATGGTGGTATTGATGAAATTATTAGTACACGTAGGTTGGTTCATATTGTAAAAGCATATTCTATCTTTAATGATAAAGTAAAAGCAATTCAAGTTTGTATAAACAGATTTGATGATGAGACAAAACAGTCATTCTTGGAGCTTTATGATAAGGTAGATGCTGATGTGAATATTGAAAAATCTACATTTGATGATGTCGAGTGGATCGATCCACTTGACGAAGGTAGTTAATAGATGTTATAATGGAGAAAACAAATTGTGGTTAATGCTTGGAGTTTACTTTATGATGAACTTTATGGAGATGGTAAAATGACTGAAAAAAATGAATCTTATGATGATTTTGAAAATCCATTACCAGCTCAGGATACTTTAGATCTTGGTTCAATTTCTGAATTTGGTGCAGCATCTGTAGTTGGTAGTGGTTTATTGGGTGGAATGTGTGAAGACACCATCAGCCTGATTGGTGACACCATCAGTTTTGATAGCGATCATATGTTCAATTATCATGTGAGTGGAATGGGTGGAGGAGATAGTCAAGATACTATCACCTTTAATGCCCCAACTCCTTCTCTTGACAAATCTGGTAGATTTAAATATCATGAGGATGTATCACTTAAAGCGGCAAGGGATTATGTAACTTCAACATATAAGGGACACTATACTACTAAAGGATCAAACACACAGACTCTTGATCTTATTGAATCAGTTGGAGATGCCTCATCTTTTTGTCGATCTAATGCTTTAAAGTATTTGAGTAGGTATGATAAGAAGGGCACTCCTAAAAATGACATTCTAAAAGCTATCCATTACTGTCTTCTACTATTCTATTTCAGCGGACAAACTACCCCTAATAATGAACCTGGTTATGAAACTTTCTGATAATACTATCAATTTACTAAAGAACTTCTCTTCCATTAATCAATCTATTTTGTTTAAGGAAGGGAATAAGTTGAGGACTATTTCTGTGATGAAAAACATTCTCGCTGAGGCTACTATTACAGAAGAAATTCCACGGGATTTTGGTGTTTATGATTTGAATCAATTCCTACAGGGACATTCACTTCATGCTAGTCCTGAATTGGACTTCTCTAATGAGGATTATGTTGTCATTAGAGAAGGTAAGATGAGATCTAAGTACTTCTTTGCTGATCCTTCTGTTATTGTATCTCCACCAGAAAAGGAGATTAGTTTGCCCAGTGAGGATGTTGAGTTTGTTATTACAAGTCAACAGCTTCTTTCATTGAAGAAGGCAGCATCTGTCTATCAACTACCTGATATTTCTGTCATTGGTGGGTCAGGTGTAGTTAAGTTGGTTGCACGTGATAAGAAGAATGATACTTCTAATGATTTCTCTATCGTAGTTGGTGAGACTGATAAGGAATTTATTTTTAATTATAAAGAGGAGAATTTGAAGATTCTTCCTGGTACTTATGATGTTGTAGTCTCATCTAAACTTCTATCAAGATTCAGTAATCAGAATTGTGATGTAGTTTACTATCTGGCACTAGAACCAGACTCTACTTTTGATTAAATACTTATATAAAAAGTGTTATTCGATGACCGTCGATATTTGGGAAAAACTTCGGGAATCTCTTCTGCTTAGTCCATATTCTTTTGAGTTGACTGAAGTAGAAAAGAAGTTTATTCTACTAATAGAACGTAAGGGTTTTCATTATAATATGGAATACTCCAATTCTGTTAGTGAAAGATGGACTCGTAGGTGGAGTACTGATTATGGCAATGAATCTATCCTTGAAGCCTATTTAAAAACGGGTGATGTTTGGGTACAGCAAATGATATCAGTGAATGGTGAAGTATTTTATGAGGAGACTGTGGACCTAAATGAGAAAACATCTTGACATACCTGCGAGAATTGTTGGATCGTTCTTGGTTATTACAGCTTATTTCATTGTTTTACACGTTAGCACCTTTTACGGTGCTATTATTCATTTTATTGCTGATGCGATTTCCGTTCCTTATTTTGTTAGGACAAAATCTTGGGATGTAGTTATAATGTTGATATTTCTATTAGCTATTTCTACTTCTAAACTTATTACTTTTTGATTATGAGAAATGATTTTATTTGGACTGAGAAGTTTCGTCCAAAGACCATTGATGACTGTATTTTACCAGATAATATAAAGGAAACCTTTAGGGATTTTCTGACTAGGGGTGAGATACCTAATTTGTTGTTATCTGGACCACCAGGATGTGGTAAGACAACAGTAGCAAAGGCTTTGTGTAATGAATTGGGAGTAGATGTTTATGTTATTAACGGATCGGATGAAGGAAGATTTCTGGATACTGTCAGAAATAACGCCAAAAACTTTGCCTCTACCCTCTCGCTTTCGTCTAGCGCCAAACATAAGGTCGTTATCATTGATGAGGCAGATAACACAACTCCAGATGTACAGCTTTGTCTACGCGCTTTTACAGAAGAGTTTGTGGGAAATTGTAGGTTTATCTTCACTTGCAACTACAAGAACAAAATCATCGAGCCCCTCCATTCACGTTGTGCGGTCATTGACTTTTCAATAAAGGGTAAACAGAAGCTTCTATTAGCTGGATTATTCTTTAAGAGGCTTCAATCAATTCTGGATAATGAGAAGGTTGAATATGATTCAAAGGTTATAGCAGAACTTATTACTAAACACTTTCCTGATTGGAGACGTGTTCTTAATGAGTGTCAAAGGTATTCTGTTGGTGGGAAGATAGATAGTGGTATATTGGCTACTTTTAGTGATGTGAAGACAAATGATCTTTTTAAAAACCTTAAGTCGAAGAATTTTCCGGAAGTCAGGAAGTGGGTTGTTGATAACTTGGATAATGATTCTTCTCTACTTCTGCGGCGCATTTATGATGGTTGTTATGGTGCCTTGGACGGGCCTGGTATTGCTGCTGCTGTGCTCATTATTGCTAAGTATCAGTATCAAGTGGCATTTGTGGCGGATCAAGAAATAAACTTACTTGCCTGTTTGACTGAAATAATGGTTGAATGCGAATTCAAATAATGGAATCTAAGAGATATATTGATTGTCCTCCAACATATTTGGATATGAATGGTTGGACACAGAAAGCACCCATTAGTGATGAGAAATGTATTCTTGTTTGTCTGAGAAATTGTATGAAGCTTGATGGGCTAGATAAGA